AACCGCCTTGAACTGCTCTTGGTGGGCACCAAAGGCGCCATCGTGGCCCCGGCCATGGGCGACCAGGCCGAGGGATTGCTGTCGATCGCGGCCACGGATCACTCGGCAAAGCCCGAGGCGTTTCACGAGATCATCGAGCACTATTTCCCAAACCTGCCGAAGATCGAGCTTAACCGGCGCGGCGCGCCGCGGCCAGGATGGGCCGCCTGGGGGAACGAAACGGTGGACAACGCGCCGTCTTTCGTTGACGAATCTGCCCTGCCCGCCGCATAGATTTACCCACGCTCCGAACTGGTTGCCGTAGGGGCGGTTCTCCAGCGTATGCGCTTCTGTACGGCCAGCCCCCTGTCCCGAGGGAGCGCGACGCGAAATGACACGCCGGCCGTAAGGATTGCCCTCCTGCGGCCGGCGTGTTATTCTGCGGGATCGCATCGAACCATGGAGGCAGGCGGGATCAACCCATTGATGGGCTGCAACACGAGAAGCGATTAACCAGGAATCGCAGGGCTGTCAGCTAAGGCTGACGGCCTTGTGCTTTTTGGGCGGTTGCGAAGTAATATTCATTGAAGCTCGGCCGCGGACCATGCGGATAATCGGGGCACTTTTCATCCTGGCACCAGCCGCCCCAGGCGATCGTCAGGGCTTGGAGCGCGGTCGGCCGGTCGAACAATCTGGCGATGTCGCGGAAAGTCATTTGAGTGGTTCTTACGATGCTCACGCGATAATCTCCTTCGTCACTCTGGCGAGCCGCTGTTTTTCTTCTTCCATGATCTTGAAGATCAATTCCCGCGCCGTCACTGAATCGAACTCCGCAAGCAGATCCAGACAGACAATGACCGCCACGGGCGGGCGGCCTTCCGTTACCCAATTGCGCACGGTGCGATCGGTCACGCCGAAGAACGCCGCCGCCGCCGTCTGCGAAAGGCTGTAGCGTTTGAGCTGGTCGCGGAACTCGGCGCCGGTCATGGCAAACGACGCCGGATGCGAGGGTCCGTACTGGCGATCTTTCCAGGGACAATATCGGTGCAGTCGATTGTGCTCTCCTGATACGGCCCTAGCAGCAGCGGCGGATTGACGGCTTCGTCGAGCACGTCGATGAGGAATTTTTCGCCGCCGCGAATGAAGACCTCGCTAAGTCGCTGTTCCAGCGATTCGCGCAGCTTGCGCGTGACCACGCGCCGCCAGCGATCGATCTCTTTCCATTCCTTCCGCGTCATCGTGCGCGGGAGTTTTGCCGGATTGAAAAGGAGCCTCATATCCGAACCAAGATCGCATGCACGTTGCCCTCTTGAGCAACGATCAACAAACGATGATTATAGGCGAGGCAATCGGTTTCCATCTGCTCGACTGCTTCGTCCAAGCGTTCAAGATCGGCATTAGTTGCCGATTCGTCGATGCGAAGGCGGCCGTCCAAATAGACTTTGATCCGGGTCATGTTCGGCCCTCAGCCTTGGCAATGGCGGCGCGAGCGCGCCGCATGGCGTGGTTAGTGGCCGGGCCGCCGTCTTTGTTGTGCAGATTGTTGATGCGGACGTATTCGTCGCAGTCGTCCGCGAGGTCTTTCAGCGCGGCCAACAATTCGGGCGCGGCCTTGATGAGATTCCAGTAAGCGGACCAGTGTGGGGTCATGTGCTACCTTCCTTCCCGTTGCCGAAGGCGACGGCCACCTTCACATCGTAATTTGGAAGAATCATCGCGGGATACGATTTCTTAGAAGATTGCCGCTTCGCCCTTGGCTCAGCGGTAATCCTCGCTCCTGCGAGGAACTTGCGATCCTCAACTTGTTTCGCAAGATCGAACGCCTGACGGTAAAGCTTAAACAACCGCCAGCACGGGCGCAATTGCTTCCAAGGGTAGTGATGATGGGCGAACGATGAACCGTCCTTCGGCAGACGGATGACGTGATAACCGCCGGTCAACGCCCGCTCGGGGAAGCGTTCTTCATAGAGCGGCTTGTACGCGCTCCCTTGAATCAAATGGTCGGCATAAATGCCGGAGGCCGTCTTGATCTCCAGCAACGCCAGCTCGTTGCCGACGACGGCGGTAAAGTCGAGCGTGCCGCCGTACTTGTGCTTTTCGGACACAAGCGACAATTCGCTATCGACGACGCGCACCTTGAAGCTCTGCTCCCATGCGCGATAGGCGCGGAAGCCCGCCATGGCTCGGCCGAAGTCGACCGGATCAGGCAAAGCCTGCTGGGCGAAGAACTGGATTTCCTCATCACCCTTTCCCCGGAATGCGAGGCCGACCATATCGTGAACGCACGTTCCGATGTCGGCTTCTTGATCGAGCTTGGCGTAAAGGCTCGGCAAGCCGAGGCGCCCTTGCCTGAAAGCCCATTGGACTATTGCGCCGGAATTTTTGAAGCGGCCGGCGATCGTGGTAACGCCGGGAACTTCCGTTCCATCGGCCAGCCTATATCCTGTTTTCGGACGTGGCACTTTCAGACTCCTTCTGTTTGAGTTGATGCAGAGCAATAACCGCGCTTCCTGTCAGATAGAAATGCAAGCGCGGCTCATGCTCCCATATTGAAGTTGCGAATCCTCGCACGCGATACCAGCCGAGAGCGTTTAGCTCGCGCTCGACTTGGCGCTCGCCGGAGAGAGTTTGAGCGAGAGTCATTCGAGTGTGCCGTACTGTTCCCACTCTTGGCAGGCTTCCGCCCACTCAAGAGGATATTCGTCGCGTTCGCGCGCCAAGTCGAGTGGCAATGGAATGTAGTAGCCGCACACTAGGAAATGCCGCTTGAAACGGTATTTCAACTCGACACTCTGTTGTGCTGTTTCCTTCATGATTCCCCCTTTCCGATCTTCTCGATTAGACTCTGCGCCGCATGAACGGCCCAGGCGCTCAACTGCCGCTGCCAAGCGCCCTCTGTGGGCGCCCATTTGAATCCGGCGGTCTTGAGCATTTGGCGAATTTCAGAGGCCGGCTTCGCCGGGAAGAACAGTTGAACGCGGTTTATCTCGGCGTTCTCGACCAGGCGGACGTTGCCGATCTCCGTCTCTTTCGTCTCGGTCGGCTTGCGGCCGAGGGCTTGAATGCGCGCCTTGATCCGGCGAATGTTGGCGCCGTTGTTGGTCAACTCATACGCCGGGAATCCGATGCGCCCGCAAAAGTCCGGCTCGAACAGCTTGCGGGCGATCCCCTCGGGGAAGCCAAGTTGGGCGAAAGCCGTGAGTGATTCCTCCGGCGTTGCTTTGTACTTGCGAACAAGCTTGTTCGCTGCCGCCATCTTGGCTTGCCGTTCCTCCAGCTTGACAAGCTGCTCGCGCAGCTTGACCACGGCCGCAGGATCATCCGAGGAAATCCCGCCGCTGCCGACCGACTCCGCGCGCCGCTCGGCCTCTTGGGCTTCCTTCGTCAATTCGGCGCCCTTGCGCAGATTGTTGCGCGCCCGCTCGCGGTAGCGCCGATCACGGCCCTCGCTGTGGTGTCCGACAAGGATCGGTTGCCCGAAGGGAATCGCGGAGAACATCAGTTCCCCTTGCTTCCACTTCGCTTCGCCTTCCCGCCGAAGGCGGCCGGCTTTCGCTTCCAGCCGCTCGCGGCGCCGTTCCTGCTTTTCCTCGTACCAGTTCATCAGAATCCCCCCTGCACGATCTCGTAAGTATCCGCCCATGATTCCTTGCGCTTCATGAGCCGCTTCAAGAGTCCTCTCCGTTCCAGCGCGTAGATCGTCTGAGTCGCATTGGCGAAGTCGAAAGTTTCCCCGCCTTTGCCGATCCAGAATCCCCCGCCAAACGGAATCGCTAATCCGCCGCTCTCGCTTATCGCAGCGAGAGCGGATGACATTTGCGGAGAAAGTTTCATTCGGACACCCATCCCATGAAATCCTCGCGCCCGCCGACTCCGTGACAATCCGGGCACATGCAGGGGTTACGTTGAGCCGCACACTTGGACGGCTTGACATAGACGAACTCGGCTTCGTCCAAGTGATCGATAGTGGGAAGCGGAGCCTTGTCGCTTCCGCACCACGGGCATGCACTCATGCATCCTCCGTCGCCGGGAAATTAAACCACTCATTGACGCGCTTTAGGCCGCGAATGAACTCGCCGCCGTCGCACTCCCATATGTGCGGCGAGCAATCAAACTTCGCCTGAAAGGCGTCGACGAACTTGCCGCAGTCGCAGTCTTCCTCCAAATAGAGCACATCACCCTTGCGGTAGCTGTAGCGGCTGATTGCCGAGAGCGGCAAACCAACCTCAGCCATATCGGCGAGGCTCACTTCGAGCCAGCCGTGGCCCGGATCGTAGTAGAAGCGAAAGCTCTTTGTCATCTGCCTTCCTTTCCTTCCGCCGCGCAGCGGCGGCCGTCTAAGCGTACCAAGAATAACGATCCGGCTTTCCGTCCCATGGTGAGGCGGAAGCGTAGCTTGCGATCCGCACACAGTTGCCGGCGCTCGCCCGCTTTATCATCGGCTCGCCGATGAACTTGTCGCGCGCGGCCGTGCAGGAAGCCGTCATGAATCCTTCCTCCGGTCCCGAGTTGGCGGCGATCTTGCGAATCTCGACCGTCGAGGGACCGGGAACGCGGGTCACTTGGTAGTAGTCGATGTTTGTCTGATCGTAGCCCCACGAGGACACCAGGATATCGCCGACCTTGAGCGTGTGCGGCGCCGAGCGCGTCGTCCTGCGCTCTGCCATCATGACGGCGCGCCGCTTGCGCCCGTCGAGATAACCGGCGATGTATCCCGCGCGGCGCTCGACCGTGCGGAACGACAGATGAAAGTCCGGCTTTGCCGCCTTGCCGTGGAATCCGATCGCGTAGGGCTGCGTTCCGTGCTCGTAGGTCCAGATCGCAGCATCGGTGCCGGCACAATCGAACGGCGTCAGCGTCTCGCTCTTTGGCAGGTAGAAATCGCGCGGGAATGTGTGCTTCATCGTGTCCCCCTCTCTTGTCGGACGCTATTGATTGTGCCCCAGGCAACAACACCAGGGGCGACGGCGATCGGCACCATGTTTGCCGCGATGTCCCACTTCGCGCGGGAAGCCTCGACGTGCTCCCAGGTCCAGCCGGCGGGCAGCGTGATGTCGGTCGGGCGTTCGGTCATCTGTTCTCCTTTCCTTGCCTACGCAATGACAATAGGAAACGATTTCCGGCTTGTCAACAGGCTTGCACATGCAATATCGTCCGATCACGAAGTTGTGATCAAAGCCCCGGCGAATCCCGGCGCACCTTCCCGCTCCATGGAAAACCGCGCCGGCTCCATCGACCTCGCCCTCTCGCCTGACAAAACGGTCACGGTGCGAGTACTAAATCCCGAGGGTAAAGCCGTTTGCGAGGCGGTGCTTGCCCTTGATGTCGCCGAAGCTCTGGCGAATGATATCCTCGACCTCGTGGCCGAGGCGGAACTTTCTTCCGCCAAAGGCGGCCATCCCTGCGATCTGCGGCCGAACTGAATGTCCAATTCCGACTATCGAATCGTCGTGCGCATTTCCAATGACGATGACGCATGGCTTTCCTCAGAATCCGAACGAATCGGCTGCGATAAAGCAACGCTCGTGCGGATGATGATTAGAAAGGGAAGGCTGGCCGGCGCTTTCGCGCCGGGGAACCCAGCCGAGCTACCGCCATTGATGCCCGTTTATGGTACGGCCGAGCCATCCGCGCCGCAACCCGCTGATCCCTATCGAGGTTCCGCAGCCGAGCAGGCCGCTCCCCCGCCGCAGGCGGCCGACTTTCCTCCCTCTCCTACGGTTGCCGAACCATTGGGCCCCCACGCGGAAGTTGAATATCCTCCCGAAATAAGCCCCGCGGAGCGTGAATCCGAAGCCATGCGCGATCGCCGCCTAGCCGAGCTAATCGCAAAAGGCGCGCCGCCCATGGCTCCCATGGGCCAGAATCTCGGCACCCCGGCGCCGCCCGGCGCCGCAATCCCGCTCACGGCGCCGTTCAAAGAAGGTCCGTATGAGCGCGGGCGAAGGTGGAGCGGGAGGGGGTAATGGTACGAGATTACAGCTTTATCGTCTTTGTGGAAAAGGCTTCGGTTCTCCAAAATTGGTGGCACGGGCCAATCATGAAATACGATCCATACCCCAAGGGCGACCGCGAGCCGGCATATACGATGATCGGGTGCATGTTGCCGTGGGAGCGGCCCAAAAAGGCCCGCAATGATAACCAGCGGCCAAAATGAGCCGCGAGCGCCAGTCGATAGGCTACATCGCCATTGATCGGCGAATCCTCGATGATCCGCTATTCCTCGGCCGCCCGCAGCGGCTCTACGCTTTCCAATGGCTGGTAGCCAAGGCGGCATGGAAGCCTGGCGGCCAGCGCGTCGGCCTCGCCGTGGTCGAGGTGCAGCGCGGCCAGCTTGCCACGACCGTCCGCGGGCTCGCTGAGGCGTGGGAATGGCCGCCGAGTACCGTCCAATACTTCCTTTCGCTCCTGAGACGGCACGAAAAAATTTTGTCCGAAGCTATTCGTACGGAGATTCATACGCAGATTCATACGCAAGTGTCGCGTAATGCGACGCGCATAACGATCTGCAACTACAATGATTTCCAGGGCCAGCTACGCGGCGCGGCGGGCGGCTCCGCGCGATCTTCGGTGCGCGCTTTCGTACAAGACGCCCCGCAACTGCCTGGAATCATGCGGGAAAACACGGCCGAAAGCAGCATAACCACAGAATCAAAGGATAAGAAAGAGGCATTCAGGATCAGCAAGCTGTCGAGGCCGCGGCAAGGCGCGCGAAGCGAGGACGGGCAGTTCGTGTGGATCAATTGCGACGATCCTCAATGGGCGATCTTCGCCGATGACTTCCAAAACGTCACGGGAACGCGTATATGTCCCGAGGTGCGTGAAGGAAAGCGTGGCAAATGGTTCTGCTACTACGGCGAGGCGGCTCGGCCACGAAAGGCACGCGCCGCCCGGTAAGTGGGCTCGCAATCGAGCCCGCTGAACCCTGCGGCATCCGTCGGCAGCTTTCTGCCAAGCGAGCGCGTGCGCTCGCCCACCTTGGCATTCGAGAGTGCTTTTACGACCGCGGCGAGCCGAGCGCGGAAGAACGCGCCTTCCAAGCCCGCAAGGCCGGGGAACCGGCTGAGTCTTGACTCTCGGGCCGCCTTAATCCATCTTTGCTAAATCCTGAATCGATGCAGGGGGCAACCTGGGCGAAATTGTGGCGGGAATGACTCAAGCGAATCTCTGTCATGAGCCGTAAGCAGCATAGACCCGAGGAACTGAGCGAGCGCGCCAAGTCATTCATTCGCGAATTCGCGGTGTGCTGCGACATCAAGCTGGCGCAAAGCCGCGCCTCACCTCCCTACACTCAGAACGCCGGTAACGGCCGGAAAATCCTCAACGATCCGCGGGCGCAAAAGATGCTCCGCGCCGCCGTCAAGCGGGCCGACGAAATGGCCGGCGTGCATCTCGCCTGGACACTCGCCAACCTCAAGAAGATCGCCGAGGCGAACGTGATCGACGTTATCAAGATCGATCCGACAGACGGCAGCTTCCGCGTGGATCTATCCAAACTCACGCCCGAGCAAGCCTATGCCATCGCCGAGGTCGGCTTTGACAGCGACGGCCGCCCGAAGCTCAAATTCCACGACAAGACGGTTGCCAACAAGGCACTGCTCGACTACCTCAAGCCTGAGAAGCCGCAGGCCGCCCGCGTTACGAGAATCGACAGCCCGGCCGGATCGGTCGAAATCATCGAAGGATTGGGGGAACGTCTCAATGCCGCCCGAGCCCGCCGCGCCCAACGCCAAATCGGCAGCGAGCCGACCCGCGTCATCGAGCATCAGCCGAACGCCTCCGCGGCGTGAGCCGCCATTGACGTTGCCGGAATTTTGCCGGCGAATGGGATGGCGTTACCCACTTCCTGAGCCCTTCTGGCGACTGGAGGACTAATGCGCCAGCCTGACATATGGGACGACTTCGACGAACCCCGCGCGCATCGGATCGTGATGGCGATCCTGCTCGGCTCGATCGCTGCGCTTTGCGGCATCGTCCTTTACGCCTTTGCGGTCGGAATGTTTGCCAGTTGATTCCATGTCCCTGCAAGCCGACGAATCCCGCCCGTCTTCGCCGGCCGCCGTCGATCCTGAAATCCAACTGATCGATGAGATCGAAGCCTACGCGCACGACCCGCTCGGCTTCGCGGACTTCGCATTTCCCTGGGGCGAGGGCGAACTCGCCAAGCAAGAGCTGCAAGCCTGGCAGCGCAAGATTCTCGCCGATATCCGCGACGGGCTCGTCACGGTAGGCGAAGCCATCCGCATTGCGCGGGCATCCGGCCACGGCATCGGCAAGTCGACCCTTATCGCCATCATCATCCTCTGGGCGATCTCGACCCGCGTCGACACGCTCGGCGTGGTCACGGCGAACACCGCCGATCAGCTCCGGCTCAAGACCTGGGCCAGCCTTGCGCGCTGGAAACGGCTGTGCATCTGCGGCCATTGGTTTGCGCTCACGGCAAAGTCGATCTATTCGGTCGATCCGGCGCACGCGGCGACCTGGCGCATCGATGCGATCACTTGGAATGAGACGCGGACGGAAGCCTTCGCCGGCCTGCATAACCAGGGCAAGCGCATCGTCCTGCTGTTCGACGAAGCATCCGGCATTCCCGACGTGATCTGGGACGTGTCGACCGGGGCGCTAACCGATACCGGGACCGAAATCATCTGGTGTGCTTTCGGCAACCCGACCCGGAATACCGGCCGGTTCCGTGAGCTATTCGCGGGCGGCAAGTTCTCGCATCGCTGGGACACGGCGCAAATCGACAGTCGCGACGTGCCGATCACCAACAAGGAGGAAATCGCCGGCTGGATCACCGACTACGGCGAAGACTCCGACTTCGTGCGCGTGCGCGTGAAAGGCGAGTTCCCGCGCGTCGACTCGATGCAGTTCATCTCGGGCGAGGTGGTCAATGCCGCGGCCGATCCTGCCCGCGACATGCCGGTCAGTCTCTACGATCCGCTGGTGATGGGCGTCGACGTGGCCCGCTTCGGCGACGACAAGACCGTGATCCGCCTTCGCCGAGGCCGCGACGCCCGCACCATCCCGCCGCTCAAGCTGCGCAACATGGACGGCATGCAGGTCGCCGCCCGCGTCGCCGAGCTATGGCGGAAATACCAGCCTGACGCGATTTTTGTGGATGGCGGCGGTCCCGGCGCTTCTGTTGTGGACAACCTGCGCCTTTTGCGTATCCCCTTCCGAGAGGTCAACTTCGGGTCCGAGCCCGATCGCGACCCGCACGGACATGCCGCTGGCGAATGGTTTGCCAATAAACGCGCCGAAATGTGGGGTGCGACGCGCGAATGGCTCAAAGGCGGCATGATCGACAACGATCCCGAGCTGATCGCCGACTTGACCGCCGTAGAATACGGCTACACGATGAAGCAGGGCCGCGAGGCGATTCTGCTCGAAAAGAAGGAACACATGAAAAAGCGCGGCCTAGCGAGTCCAGACGACGGTGACAGCTTAGCATTAACCTTCGCCTACGCGCTCGGCCAGTCCGATCACTCGGCCGCGTTCGAGAAGCGCCCGCAAATGGAAGTGGAATATGATCCGTTCGCGAGGCCGGCGCGATAGTCCGGCGATAGGAGGACCACATGGAACCATGGAAGAGTGCCCAGACCGCCCCGTCAGACGCTCCGCCGTCGCCATCGATCAATTCGACGCTGGCCGAATACGACAACCTGCTCGACCGGCTAGAAAAGGAAATCGGTGGGCTGCGAGGTCACGCCGACCGTCTGCACGGAGGAGAGCCGCACGCCGTCCCGACCGGCAAGCCTGGGAGTGCTCAGAATCCCGCCCCACTGATCCATCGCATGTCGGAAAACGCGGCGCGCTTTGACAATCTGCTCTCGCAGCTTAGCGTCGTATCGGCTCGCATCGATCGCGGCCTCTGATTCCCAATGTCTTCGGCTAGAACGATCGGGACTCCTTGGTCGGGCAGCACGGGGCTCGGCTTTCAGAAAGGCATCCTGCGCTCCGGTCGTTCTCCATGGCATTTCTCGCGTTCAAGGATGCCCGCCCGTGCTTAATTCCCCCGCCGCCCAGCTTCCTCCCGATCAGCGCAAGGCCATGATTGCCTTCATCGCGCGGGCGGCTTTCAATCCGGCGGGCATCGCCGACGCCCAGCAATGCCTTGTCCGCGCCGAGCGCGAGCTTGCATCGATGACCGCTGCGGATCTGGTCATCCTCGAACTGCGCATGGGCTCTCCGCGCGGCAACGACTTCACCGCCGATTACGATCCGTTTGCGAGGTAAGCCATGGGCGCGGAATGGCCTAGAGCATTGGGCGGACCCGGAACCGATACGCCGGCCGACGCCATGAAGCGCGTTCACCGAAGCGCCATTCTGGGCGGCGTCTTGGTCAACTCCGCGATTTACCTTGTCGGCTGTTTCATGGCCGGCATGGTTCTGCATAACGGCGTCGCTTGGCGCTTGGCACTCGCCAGCATGGGCTTGAGCTATTGCAGCTACGTCGTGCAACTGATTGAGCCGGTGCCCATGCGCGCGGTGCTATTCGTGACCGGCGCGTCATTCGTCATCGGCATTGCCGCCGGCCTTGCGCTTCTGTTCTAACCGGAGACATTCACCATGGGCGCGATCTTCTCTCCCGGCGGCGCGTCGCCGCCGCCACCTCCAGCCCCGCCGCCATTGCCGCCCGCAGCGATCCCCCCGACCATGGCGGAAACCGCCGTAGCCCTTGCCGGAGCCCAACAACGCGGCCGTGCCGCACAGGCCAGCGGCAAGGGAGGCTATGGCGGAACACTGGAAAGCAGCGGCGGCGATTCCGCGCCCTTCACCGGCAAGGCATCGTTGCTCGGGCAAACGTCGTCGTCATGAATCACCTCGCCGCGGTCGAAAGCCTGCTCTCGGACGCGGCCAACAAGATCACGGCCGCTCAATTCGAGTGGTCGCAGGGAAGTTCGGAACAGGCCGAGAGATTCATCAAGGCCGCGTCGCTCTGCCTGATCCACGCGCGAATCCACATGGGCTCGACGAAGATTGCCGCCGAATGAGCAAGCCCGACGAAATCGCACTTCGCTTCGACGCGGCCATCGCCAAGGCCATGACGGCGCAATTCGAGTGGGGCCAGAAGCGATCAAAACGAGCCGCCCAACTCGCTGACCAGGCCGCCCAGCAATTCAAGAAGCTGGCCGCACGCATGCGGGATTACCCGTGAACGCCCCCGTCATCGTCAATTACGAGATGATGAACGCCTCGCTGCTCTCGCGGGCGCCGGCAATCATCCCCTGGAAGGAATGGCGGTCCGACCAAGATTGGGAGGACATGCGGCTTTACTGCGAGCAACGGTTGCTCGGGCTTCGCAACTGGCGAACATCATGGTGGGTGCATTGGGCGGAAATCGCCACCAACATGCTGCCGCGGCGCTATCACTGGCTCATTACACCAAACCAGATGACGCGTGGGTCGCCGATCAATCAAGAGGTCGTCGATTCAACGCCGACCCAGGCGATCAACGTCTGCGCCGCCGGCATGCTCAATGGGCTGACCTCGCCGTCGCGGCCATGGTTCAAGCTCGGGCCGCCGAAATGGTGGATCGACCGCGGCTTCAAGATGGACGCGCAATCCTCCGCTTGGTTCGAGGAAGTCGAGGCGCGAATCTATGCCGTGCTCGCCGGCTCGAACTGGTACGACGCCCTTTTCCAGATGTACGAGGACGAGGCGGTCTTCGGCACCGGCCCGATGATAATCTACGAGGACCGCGAGGATATCATTCGCTGCTACAACCCATGCGCGGGCGAATACTACCTGATGTCGGACGCAGCCAACCGCGTCTGCGGCATCGTGCGCGAGTACGTGCAAACCGTGCTCCAGATCGTCAATATGTTCGGATCGAGGGCCGTTGCCGGAACTAACGTCGGAACGCTGTGGAACACCAAGGGCGCCAATCTCGATACGGAATTCATCGTCGGGCACCTGATCGAGCCGAATTTCCCGGCCGGGCAGGAAGGACAGAATCCCAAGCTCGGCGTCGTCCCCGGCGGCTTTGCCTATCGCGAGGTCTATTGGCTGCGCGGCATCGCCACGCCGCAGCCGCTATCCATCCGGGGCTTCAACGAAAAGCCCTTCATCGCGCCGCGTTGGACGCAGCGGTCGAACGATCCCTACGGCCGCTCGCCCGGCATGAACGCGCTGCCCGACGTGCGGCAGCTTCACCAGATGACGCGCCGTTTCGGCGAGGCAATCGACAAGATGGTCCGCCCGCCCATGCTCGCCGACGTGAGCATGAAGAACGAGCCATCGTCGATCCTGCCCGGCCGCGTGACCTACGTCGCCAATCTCGGCCCGCAGACCGGCATGCGGCCGGCCTACACGGTCAATCCCCAGGTCGCCGAAATGGCGAAGGTGATCGAGGTCATCGAGCAGCGCGTCGAAAAATGGTTCTACAACGACGTGTTCCTGATGATCTCGCAGATGGAAGGTGTGCAGCCGCGAAACGAGCTTGAGCTGACCGAACGCCGCGGCGAGAAACTATTGCAACTCGGCCCGGTCATCGAAAAGAATCTCAACGAAGCGATGACGCCCGCGATCAATCGCATTGCCTCGATCATGGCGAGGCGTGGCCTGCTGCCGCCGAAACCGGCGGCGCTGCGCAACGTCCCGATCGAAATCCGCTATGTCTCGATCCTCGCGCTCACTCAGGCCGCCGCCGCGACCGCCGGCATGGAACGCACCGTCGCCATGGCCGGCAAGATGGAAGGGGTATGGCCCGGCACCATCGACAATATCGATCCCGACGCCTATATCCGCGACTACGGCGAAAAGCTCGCCTATCCGTCGAAGGACTGGCGCACGCCCGAAATCCGCGACCAGATGCGCCAGGCAAGAGCGAAGGCACAACAGCAAGCCGCCCAGGCGCAGCACTTGACCGAAGCGGCAAAACCTGCTGCGGATATGGCAACCGCGGCGCAGACGCTTTCGCAGACCGATACGGGCGGCGGATTGAACGCGCTGCAATTGATGCTCCAAGGCGGCGGGGCTGGTGCGCCAGGAGCGGGAGGGCCAGGATGACGGCGGGAGACAGGATGAACCTGAGCAAAAGCGACGGGCCGGTTCATATCGTGCCGGGCTCGACCGATGCGGAACGCGCGCAGGACTATCGCGACCGTTTGCGCGCGGCGCTCGTGCCCGTCCTCGCGATCATTCAAGAAGCGCAGAGCAACGGCCTCAAGGTCGGGTTTAATATCGGCCCTGACGGCTTCGGCCGGCAGCAAATCCAGACCGTCGAGGTGGTGAAGCCGCTATGATTCTTCTCACACTGTCTCAATACGCGCACGCGCGCAGGATCGTCATGGAATCGAAACTCGCCGCGGGCCGCGAGCGCGGAATCGAATGGTCCGACGACGCGCTCGATATGATGGCGAGTGGGGCGCTCTTTCGTTTGTCGCACGAATGCGCGACCTACGACGAATTGCTAGGCAAGCTCGCATGACCGACGAATCTGTCCCGCCAATCCCCGGCACGCCCGAGGCTAACGATCTCATCGTCCGCGGCAGCGACGGTGATCCAGTGCGCGATCCGCGCATGGTCGCAATGACCGAGCGCGAGAGCTACGAGCGCGTCATCGAAGGCTTGAAGATGGCGGCGGACGCCGCAGAGCACTTGGCCCGCAACGAGCCGGAGAACCATGGGATCTGGCGCAGGCTCGCCTCAAACCTCGACCAATGCCGGCGCATTTCCGTTCAAATCGCCGGCCTCGGCCTGACCATCAAGGAACGGCAGACGGAAGAACCGCGCGGATCGTCCTCGATGCCATGGCGTCCGGCGCGTGATCGATTCCGGGAAGGATGCCGCCAAGCGGCGGGAGGAATGCGGCAACTCGCAATCTGCTTCCGCAACGATTTTGCATGGTCGAAAATGGCAAAGATGCTCGAAAGCATGCAGGCGAAGATGACCGCCGCGGCGAAGAAGAAGACGGCATCGCTGATCCTGCCGGAGTGGCGGCAGTAGCATGTTCCCGCGTGCCGGCAAACTTCTCAGCTCGACGGCGTTCTCGTCGCATCGCGCTCAGCCTATCCCTGAGTTCGTCGCCGACAACAAGATCGTGGCCGTGCGCGCCGACGTTGACCGCGCCATGCGCCGGCAGCTTGTGGAACTGGCGGAACTGGAATCCCCCTCGATCGCGCACGATATCCGCGTGATCCTCCAGCGCGGTCCGTCAAAGGGCGGCGCCAAGGAAGCGCAACAGCACTACGGCGACCGGCTTCACGAAACCTTGCTCGTGACCGTCCCGCTAGTCGAATGGCTGGAGAAAATGATCCCCGGCATCAAGCGATGGTTCGAGGTCACGGGGTTTGGCAACGATATCGCCATGGTCAAGGTGTTCGTGGATTGGGCACGGGAGAGGCAGACGTGAACATCGTCGCACTGATTGACCAATTACGTGATGGCCTGTGCGTCGAGAATGACCGTTGTCGTATAAGAAATGCCGCAAGCGGTTGCGATTGCGCAATCATCGCGGATTTGATCGAAAGCCAGCAGGCGAAGATAGATCGCTTGCAAGCGGCTCTGACGCGCATTGCCGCATTTGATGACCCACTGGCATCGAATCATCTGGAAGCTCACGGCAGCTATGGTGCCTTTGATGAATCCGGTTCGGTTCGCGTGGCGCGCGAGGCACTTGCCGAATGACCGACTACGCCTACGACGCCGGTTCCGAGCGCGACGAAGAAGAACGCCGCCGCGAAGCCGGCCGGATCGAGGCGGCCGATCGGCGTGTGCTCGAAGAATGGATGGGCGGCCAAGAAGGCCGCTATTACATGCTCCGCTTCCTCGACAAGTGCCACATTTACCAGGGCTCGTTCACCGCGGGCGAGCCCGACACCACCGCCTATAAGTTGGGGGAAGAACACATTGGCAAGCAGTTGATGCTTGACTTGATCCGATTCGTGCCCGAACTGTACGCAAAGATGATGGCCGAAGAAAATCTTCGGCAGGAAAACCGCCGCGCCAAGGCTGAGAAAAGAGCCAAGGAAGCGGACGAACAGGGAACACTAGGCGTCTAGCATGCGCAACGCGCTCCTTGGATCAGCCTCTTGGTTGCCGCAGATTCTTTATGCGGCCGAGGCCGGTACGGGTTCGAGCGCGGCACCTGACTCCGCGGCAGCGGCCACGGCCATCCCGGCTCCAGCCGAGGCGGGATCGACGAACCCGGCGCCATCTCCGACTCCTGACGCCGCCTCCCAAACTGCCGCCCCGGCGGCTGCTGCCGCTCCTTCTTCACCCGAGCCTGCGAAAGCCGATGGCGCCAAAGCGCCAGAACCGGCCGCGGCTCCCAAGGAATCCACGCCCTCGCTGCTCGCAGGGGCGGATGCGGCCAAGCGAGAGGGGGCGCCCGAACCGGCGCCCGCTCCCGCGAAAGCTGCGGATAAGCCGGAACCGGCCGTCAAGGCTGAGGCTCCCCCTGGCGACAAGCCAGCCGAGCCGAAAGCAGACGGGACCGCCCCGGTCGTTGAAGCCCCGGCCGAAAAGCCACCGGCTCCCGTGTACGATGCGTTCAAAGCCCCAGACGGCTTTGCCTTGGATGACAAGAAAGTCGGCGAGTTTTCCTCAATGCTCGGCGAGTTCGAGGTCGGCGCCAAAGCCGATCACGTACAGACCCAGGCGTTCGGGCAAAAGCTCGTGGACTTCTACACCTCCGAGGTGCAGCGCATCGGCGAGCACGTCGCCCAGCACCAGATCGATGTCTGGAACCGCCTCAACGAGCAACGGATCAACGAGTTCAAGGCCGATCCGCAGCTTGGCGGCAACAGGCAGGATACCACGCTGGGCAACGCGAAATACGTCATCGAGGCGTTCGCGGGCGATCTGACGAAGCCGCCCGGCGATCCTTCCCGATTGTCAGCCGCGCAAGAGATTCTGCGCGTGGCCGATGCGGGCGGGGTTTCCAATTTCGTAGGCTTCATCCGATTGCTCAACAACATCTACGAGCGTTTTCGCGAGCCGGAAATCGCCTCGGCCAATCCAGCACCCTTTAGGCCGGATGCCTCGCGCGAGCGCGGGCAACGCGGCTGGTACGACAAGGTTGACGGAGAGTCCGGGCGCGCAGCTTAACCTCGCACCCAGGGGCTTAAACCTATGGCTTCCTTGACCCTCGCCGATATCGGTCGGCGCATGGATCCTTCGGGCAAGATCGCCGACATGGCGGAATTGCTCTCCCAGTGCAACGAAATCATCGATCATATCCCGTGGGTCGAGGGCAACCTGACGACGGGGCATGTGGTTACTTTGCGCACCGCCTTGCCGAAGGGCACCGCCCGCCGGTTCAACCAGGGCGTTGCCTACACCAAGTCGTCTGCGGCGCAGCTCACGTTCGGCATGATGATGCTCGACGCCTATTCGCAGATCGACAAGAAGCTGGCCGATTTGGGCGGTAACACCGCCGCAAATCGGGAAAAGGAAGACGTTGCCCACATGGAGGGCATGTCGCAACAGATGTCCGGCTTCTACATCTACGGCAACTCGTGGACGACGCCGGAACAGATGTCGGGCTTTGCCACCTATTTCGCGGCCATCGCGGCGGCGCAGAACGGCGTCAACGTCTTCGACTGCGGCGGCACCGGATCGTCGAACACTTCCGCTTGGCTCATCGGCTGGGGCGATCAGACCGCCTACGGCATCTTCCCCAAGGGAACGAAAGCCGGCCTGACGTTCGAGAACAAGGGCGACACGGTTCCGGCCTACGATAGCTCCAGCCGGCGCTATGAGGCATACACGTCGTATTTCTCGTGGAACGCCGGGTTGTGCATCGAGGACTGGCGCTATGTCGTTCGCATGTGCAACATCGACACGACCACGGCGGGCCTCGCGGGTGCAACGCCGCCCGACCTGTTCGCGATCATGTCGAAGGCCGTCGTTCGCCTGCCGACCGCCGGCCGCATGGTATCGGGCATCACCAAGACCGACGCTCCCGATCGCGTCGCGCCTCCGGTGCGGCTCAACTGGTACGGCGACCGTACCTGGCGCGAATACCTCGACATTCAGGCCATCCGCGACAAGAACGTGCTGCTCCGGCCGGAGGACTACGCCGGGCGCCCGATCGTGAACTTCCGCAACATACCCATCGGGGTCACAGACCAAATTCTGGACACTGAGAGTCGAATTACCTGAGCTATCAATAGCTTAGGTCAACCTTGAAACAGGAGCACCCCAATGGGTATGCTTGATGCAAACCTCCAGTTCTCGAACGCCCAGGCTTTGACCGCCGCGGCGGACTCGACGAACTTCTACGACCAGCTCAACGGTTCGATGGGCACGACGACCTTCACGCCGTCGCCCAGCAATATCTTCTCCGTGAACCAGACGTTCTTCGGGGAAGACCTTGGCATCGGCAAGGGTCCGGGCACGCCGCGCGTGCAGGTCAATACGGGCACGGCGTTCCTGACCGTGACCACGATCCAAGTGCAGTTCCGCGGCGCGCCGGAAAACGCGACCGCGCACGCCTCGGGCAATCGTTCGGATCTGGCCTTCGTCATCTACATGCAGACCGACACGATCGCGCTCGCGCTTCTGACCGCGAACACGCGCATCGCCTCATTCGACTGGCCGATGCGAAAGACCGGGGCGGGCTTGCCGCGGTTCATCGACCTGCACTACGCCATCACCGGGTCGAGCGCGACCGCCGGCACGCTTACTGCCGACGTTACTCTGGGAGACGAAGACGCCCAATCGACGCTCAACCAGTACGGCTCGAACTACAAGGTTGCGTCGTAACTCTGCCGGGTACGCGAATCCCCGGCATGATCCTGTGGGCGGCCTGTTGCGCCGCGACCTCGTGAGGCCGCCCACAGCCCTCTTTGATCCTTTTGAGGTATCCCAATGAATAACCATCAGCTTCCCGAATCCTACGTGACCGAGGACGGCCAGCACGTCCATGGCCCGACCTATCTCTTGCTCGCCGATTGTCACATGGTCATGCGCTCGGCGGAAACCGGCTTGACCGGGCCGACCTTGGTCGAGGAAGGCCAGGTCATCACCACGGAGATGACGCCGAACCACCAGATGCAGCCGTTGAACAAGGCGGCCGGCGAACGGTTCGAGATGTGGATCAATTCGCTTCCCGTGGTTGGGAAGGGCTTGAGCCAGGAAGAAATCTCGGAAGCCGCCTTTGCCATGCGTCCGCGCGAGGGCGAACCGGAAATCCCGCACGATCAGTGGTGGGGCGCCGTCATGAAGTATGCCGTCGCCATCAAGGAAAAGCGCGCGGGAGCGCGCCCGGTCGGCCCCGCGGTCGGCTATCGTCCGGCGCCGTCGTCGCTGCCGATCATGCCGAACGCCGCGGTCAGCGGCATGGCGTTGCCGCCCGATCCGTCACGTCCACCGCCGCAGGGCGTCGCCGATCATATCCCGTCGCAACGGGCGCAGGCCGAGCGCCAGCGGCGCCAAGCCGTGCGCCCGCCCATGCCGGGCACGAATCCGGCCCAAGGGCCGCAGGCGGGGTGACGACGATGCGGCGCCCGATTTGGCTGACTTACAAGCCCAATGCTGGCGACTGGATAACGGCTGTCATCGTCGTTTGGTTCTTGTGGTGGGTAGGGCTGTTTCCTGCTCACGCCCAGGGCGTGTCGCCAAACCAGATGTTCGGCTGCAATCAGTCGGCGCAGTACAATGCCTCGACCAACGGCGCGACGAAGCTCGTAACCGGCACGGCGACCAAGCAGATCTACGTCTGCGGCTGGAACATCATGCCCGGCGGGACGGTCAGTGTCAGTTTCGTCTACGGCACGGGCGGAACTTGCGGGACGGGACAGGCGGCGGTCACGCCGCCCTTTGCACTCACGGCGCAGATCGCCGAGGTCGACCATCTCCCGGTCTATACCGGGATTCCCCCGGTTCCAGTCTCGAATGACCTGTGCATCCTGACGAATGCCGGCGTTGCCGTCCAGGCGATCGTCTACTACACGCAATTCTAGCCCATGCGCGTGACCGTCTTCATCCTGCTCTTGGCCCTCGCCCTGGCAGCGGGAGCGGACGCGCAAGTGTGGATCATGTCGCCGGCTAATCAATCGGGACATGGGGTATCCACACCTTCGACCTGTAACGGTGTTCTCGATCTCTCCCTCGGCTGCGTCACAGGATTAGGACAATGAAACGCACGGCGATGTTCCTGCTGCGCACCCTGCTATGGTGTTTCGGAACGATATTCCGCGGCACTCTGCTTGTCGTGATGGTCGGCGGAATATGGGCGTTTGCCAACTATACGTTGACCCAAGGAAGCGGAACGACGTTCGGGTCTATCGTCGTCGCCTCCGTGCATTACATGCAACTACTTCTATGCGATCCGACGATGCCGTCGCAATGCGCGGCGGTGGATAGTAGCGGACACCAAACAGTCAACCTTGCATCGGGAACGCTTAATCCCAACGGGCAGGCCGTCGCCGCATCTGCGGCGCCCGTCGCCGTCTCGAAAAACTCGGGCACGGGTTCGACCGTTGCTGGCGCGGGTGTGGGCACGGCCGGAACGGCATCGGCCGAGGTGGTAACGGTCCAAGGTATTGCCTCTGGAACGGTGATTCCGATAAGCGCGGCATCGTTGCCGCTGCCAACGGGTGCTATGGGCTCAAGCGGGGGAACGGTCGGTCTAGCGGCCGGCACTGCCGCGATCGGAACCGTCACCGGCAATGTCAATGTCACCCCGACCAATTGTTCCAGTACGATCACATCAGGCGGCACGGCGCAGAATGCCATCGCGGCAACGGCGACGATCCATGGATTCACCATCGCCAACATTGACACGTCGGCGGGCTCCGGTGAGCCGTTATGGATTTCTTTCACCACCACGGCCGCTGCTTCAACCGCCGCGTCCTACCCTCTGGCCGCTCCGACAGCGACGACATTTGCCGGCCTATCGAGTTTCACGACGCCCCTCGGCTTCGGCATGAATACGGCCCTGTCGGTCATTGCCGCGACGACCGGGCACAAGTTCTCCTGCACATATTGGTGATGCCATGCGCCGAGTTCTTGCATTCTTTTGTGCGGCTTGGCTGGCATGTTCGCAGGCTATAGCCGGGTTTGGCAGCGGCGGCGCTGTCACGATCAATAACACGGCGGCAGGCGCCACGCGCGTCCTATGCTCGATCCGCGCCGCCAACTTTAATGTCACCACGGATCAAGCCTGCACCATTCCGGCCGGTGTGACCGCATGGGTGCCGACTTCGATCATCGTCACCAATTGCTCGGCTTCGCTGACGCTCGCAGCGGGCGGTGTCTATCCGGCGGTCAGCAAGGGCGGCACGGCACTCGTTGCAGCGGCGCAGATTTATACCGCGCTGACCGGGGCGACGATCGTGCTCGGGCTGACCTTGGCGGCGAACATCGCAACTACACGCTATACGGTCAACACGGTGTATCTCTCGCTGACGACCGGGCAGGGCACGGCCGCGACGTGTGATCTCTATCTGATCGGGAATGACCTCACATGAAACGGTGGGTTGTTGTTCTCGCGGCGCTTGCCGGCATTTGCGTTGGCCTGCCGCTCGCCTCATGGGCGCAGTTCAACGGCTGCGCGGCGGGGTTTTGCAGCATCACGGCGCCGAGTGGTGGGGGCAGTTGTGCTTCCGCGGGCACAGCAGCATTTTACACTAACACTGCCACGACTACGATCAACCTCACGGTCGATTTTCCAAACTGCTCGGTCTTTACTGCCGAAACCATCGCCGGGGGTGGTGGCGGCGCGAATGCGACCGGAACCGTAATCGGTGCTGGAGGCGGCGGGGGCGGATATTCCAAAGCCACCGGACTTTCTTTGTCCGGCACTATCGGGATCAACATCGGAACCGGCGGCGCGAACGGGAGCCCCGGTGTTGCGGGCGGCAATACTTGGCTGTGCAACGCCACAACCAACTGCGCGACAATCGGAGGCACGGCAGTTGTCGTCGGATCGAACGGCGGCGCTGGGGGCGTGGGATCAACATCGACGGCGGCGGGCGGGTCTACCACGGGCGCGGTTGGCTCTACCAAGAATGCTGGTGGTGCCGGCGGCGCGCAGACGCAAGTAGCAAATGGAGCGGGCGGCGGCGGCGGTGCGGCCGGTCCGAACGGAGCTGGCGGGCATGGCGGGGCTTCCGGTGCGGGTGTTCAAAACGGCGGCGGCGGCGGTGGGGGCAATGGCGGCGGTGGTAACGGAGCGGATTCTGTTGCGAATGGTGGCGGTAACGGCGGCACGGCTCAAGATAGTACGGCAGGCGGGTTGGGTGGTGTGTCAAACGTTTCAGTTTGCACTGCTGGATCACATGGATCGGGCGGCGGTGGTGCTGCTAACTCTGGTGTCAGCAATATGGGGCCAGCGTGCGCTGGTGGTGCCGGGGTTGATTTTGATGCCTCCCACGGTTCCGGCGGTGGCGGTGGCGGCGGCGCCGGTCCGACCTCTGTCACTGACGCCCCAGGTGGGAACGGCGGCAACTATGGAGCAGGCGGCGGTGGCGGTGGGTTCACCGGGGCTACCAATGCGGGCGGGTCAGGAGCAAATGGCATAATCGTCGTCACACCCACTGGATAGTTAGATGACAAAACTTCGACTACTCGGCATTCTGTTTCTTGGCGCCTTGGTCGGGCAAGTCATGGCCGCAGGCTGGTCGCCGCAACTGGCGCAGGCCGCCGTCAACTTTATAAACGGCTTCGCGGGCAACTTCACGCTCGGCAGCGGTCTTTCAGTCAACATTCCATTTTTCAATCCCGACCAGGGCGCATACGTCAACCAGAACGTCCTGTTGCAAACGACCGGCACGACGAACGCGCTGCGCAACGGTTCAATGACGAGTTGGGCACATTACAAATGGCTCACGAAAGACGTGCCTAACTCCAACCCTTATGTCAACGGCATCGCGAGCTTCACCGCAACGATTGACAACGGTAGCGGATCGGCCGGCACAACGCTGACTGCGAGCAGCGTGACGGGGACGATCCAACAAGACCAGCGGGTGACGGACACCGT